ATTACTCAAAAGAATGGGTAAGAAAATATGTGTTAAGACAATCAGAAGAAGACATTAAATTAATTGATAAACAGATTACCGATGAAGGTGGGTCTGAATCAGATGAAGGAAGTGAAGATGACTTCGGGGGATTTTAATAAATGAGTAGTGAAATAGCAAAAGAAATAGTTAACTCAATCGAAGCAGGAAAGTTAGATACTGCAAAAGACCAAGTCTTTGACGGAATCAAACAAAAGTCTGCAGAAGCAATCGATATGAAAAGAGTTGAAATGCAAGTAGATTGGATGAATAAAACTCAGGAAGAACCAACAGGTGAAGCCCAGTAATGAAATCCTTTGCAGAGATATCAGTCGAATTACGTGAGGCAAAATTTAAGTTGCCACGTGGTCATAAAGACCTAAAGACAGATGTTGTAAAGATTGGTGGTAAGAAGATTAATATCACTTACACTGAATACAGAGGTAAAGTTCATGTATACGTAGATGGACAGGACTTCGGAGGTGCAACATACAAGGATTTAAAGTCTGCAGAGAAAGAAATGAAGGGTATGAAAGAAGTCATTAAACAAATGTCAGAAGAAGAAAACATAGACATAGAGGAAATTTTCAATGAAATTAATATCAGAGTTTAATAACTATAGTATTTCACCCGTAATAGTGGAAGCTAACGAAAATGGTAAAAAAGATTACTTCATCGAAGGTGTCTTTATGCAATCAGAAATCAAAAACAGAAATGGTCGTGTGTATCCTAAAGAGGTTATGCAGAAAGAAGTCAACAGATATGTTAAAGAATTTGTTGAACAAGACCGTGCTTTCGGTGAGTTAGGACACCCCGAAGGCCCAACTATCAATTTAGACAAAGTGTCTCACTTAATTACTAAACTAGAAGAAGACGGTAATAACTATGTGGGACGTGCAAAAATTTTAAGCACACCAAACGGTATGATTGTGAGAAATCTTATCGATGACGGTGCTAAATTAGGAGTATCATCTAGAGGACTAGGTTCACTAGAACAAAAAGGTGGTTCTCAAGTAGTGAAAGATGACTTTCAACTTGCCACAGCAGGAGATATCGTTGCAGACCCGTCTGCACCTGAAGCTTTTGTTAATGGTATAATGGAAGGTGTAGAGTGGATTTACCAAAATGGTAGACTAACTGCACAAGAAATTGACGAAATGCAGACAGAAATTAAGTCAGCAAAGTCAAATAAGTTGGAAGAAGTCAAGTTAAACCAATGGAAGAGGTTCATTAGGAATCTCTAACATATAAATAAAAAAGTAAACTCAAACAGGAGAAAAACATGGCAGAGTTAGAAACAAACCTAGATACAGTTGAAGAAACTGTTGAAGCTATAGAGGAAGGTCAACAACCTAATGCTAAAGCTGAAGATGGTGACAAGAAGCCTGTAAAACAAGGGTCATCTGACGCTGAGAAAATCGAAAGCGGAAAGGGTGATGTCGTCAAACCTGAAGAAAATCCTGTTGACAAAGCTGTTGCATCAGTAAAAGCTGCTGAGAAAGCTCCTTCTAACGAAGGTGACCCTCAGAAGAAAGGTGCAGACAAACCTATGAAAGGTGAGAAGCTCAAAGAAGGAGAGGAAGACTCTTCTAAAGATGTTCAAGAAACATCTAAAATGGAGAACATCAAAGCTATCGTCAACAACATGAAGGAAATGACTAAAGAGGAACTTCAAAAAACTTTTGGTTCAATATCAGAAGAAGAAGTTGACGAAACCTTGACAAAAGCAGAAGTCGCTAGAAAAATCGTTGAAACACTTAAGAAACTTGATAACGAAGAAGTTGCTAAGATTCGTGAGAAGTATGAAGACGAAGAAGAAGAAGAGAAAGAAGAAGAAGTCAAAGAAGAATCTGTTGACGAAGAAACTTCTGCGGAACTTGAATCTTCATTAGTAGAGATAGAAGTAGAAGACGACCTATCTGCAATCTCAGAAGCACTTGACCTTTCAGAAGAAAATCAAGAAAAAGCTAAGACAATCTTCAAAGCTGCAGTGACTTCAAAAGTTGCTGAAATCAAAGAAGAACTTGAGTCTCAGTATTCAGAAGAATTAAAAACCTCAGTAGAGAAAGTTAAAGGTGACCTTGCGGAAGCAGTTGACAAGTATCTTACATATTGTGCAGACGAGTGGACGAAAGAAAACGAACTTGCAATTGAAAGAGGTTTGAGGTCAGAAATGACTGAAAACTTTATCGAAGGATTAAAAACATTGTTCGTAGAACACTATGTTGATGTCCCTGAAGATAAGTATAATGTTGTTGATGAACTCGCAAATCGTCTCGATGAAATGGAAGAGAAACTTGACAGTGAAGTGTCTAAAAACATGGAAATTGTTGAGGAGAACGACCTTTTAAAGAGAAGTAATGTGATTAGAGAAGCCTGCGAAGACTTAACTGAATCACAAAAAGAGAAAATGGAATCACTTGCTAATGGTGTAGACTTTAAAGATATCGAAGACTTTAGTGATAAAGTATCAGAAATCAAAGAAGCTTACTTCCCAATTGAAGGTGAAACCATCTCTGAGGATACAGTAGTAGAAGAAGGAACTGGAGAAATATCAGAAGATAAAGAACCAGTTTTAGACCCTACAATTGCATCATACTCAGAGGCATTAAGTAAACTAAAACCATTAGGTTAAATTTAAAGGAATAAAAAATGTTTTTATCAGAAAACTTACAGGACAAGTGGGAGCCGATTCTAGAGCACTCCGATTTACCAAAAATCGAAGACAACTACAAACGTGCAGTCACAGCTGTTATCCTTGAAAACCAAGAGAAAGCTTTAAACGAAGATAGAGCTACTCTTGCAGAAGCAGCACCTTTAAATTCCACTGGCACAGGTATTTCTAACTGGGATCCGATTTTGATTTCATTAGTAAGACGTGCTATGCCAAATCTCGTTGCATACGACATTTGCGGTGTTCAACCAATGACAGGCCCAACTGGACTTATCTTTGCTATGAAAGCAAGATATAACGATGACGTTGACGCTGATAGATTGAATACATCAGAAGCTTTACATAACGAAGCTAGAACTGATTATTCAGCATCTGCTCAAACAACATCAACTTCAGTAGGTAGTGACCATACAGGAGACCCATTCAACGGTTCTTATGCGTCAGATACTTCAGGTGGTATGTCAACAGCTTCAGCAGAGTCACTAGGTGACGGTGCTGGAAACCATTTTGCTGAAATGGCATTCTCAATTGAGAAAGCTACAGTGACAGCAAAGTCAAGAGCACTTAAAGCGGAATATTCATTAGAATTAGCACAAGACCTCAAAGCAATCCACGGTCTTGATGCAGAATCAGAACTTGCAAACATCTTATCATCAGAAATCCTTGCTGAAATAAACAGGGAAGTTGTGAGAAGTGTTAACAACCAAGCGAAAACTGGTGCAGCTGCTACAGCTTCAGCAGGAACTTTCAACTTGGACGTTGATGCAAACGGTAGATGGTCTGTAGAAAAGTTCAAAGGACTATTGTTCCAAATCGAAAGAGAATCAAATGTTATTGCTAAAGAAACAAGAAGGGGTAAAGGAAACTTTATTCTATGTTCTTCAGACGTAGCTTCAGCATTGTCAATGGCTGGTGTATTAGATTACGCACCTGCTCTTTCAACCAACTTAAACGTTGATGATACTGGTAATACTTTTGCTGGTGTATTAAACGGTAGAGTTAAAGTCTACATAGACCCATATGCGTCTTCAGACTACTTAACTGTTGGTTATAGAGGTTCAAACCCTTATGACGCTGGATTATTCTATTGCCCATACGTTCCATTACAAATGGTTCGTGCAGTTGGTGAGAATACATTCCAACCAAAAATTGGTTTCAAAACAAGATACGGAATGGTATCTAATCCTTTTGTTGGTTCAACACCTTCAGACGGACTTGCTTCAGCAGGAACAAACCAATACTACAGAAAATTTGCAGTATCAAACATTCTGTAATCGAATTAAATTTCGAACTAAAGGGGACTCTAAGTCCCCTTTTTTTATGTCCTAAATAAAAGGACGTAAACACACATACACACAAGGAGGAAATTATGTCAAATGGAAAATCAGGGTTCGAAATCCGAGCCGACTTACTAAATCAAGCACAAGGTCTATTGGAAGGAAATCTCTATAGAGAGAATGAAAAAATCGATAGACATAATGAAGTGTTCCCAAATGATAAAAAATCATTAGGTGACCAATTCGTTAGTGTAGAGGAGGTTATTTCAACTGCAAGACAATTAAACGAGTTTGTCAACGAGAAATAACTAAATAGTATTGTGGGGTGGAATTATTCACCCCCTTTAGAAGGAATAAATTATGTCAGAATATGCAAAAACAGTGAAAGTGTTAGAAGGCCCTTGGGAGAAAAGTGCATTCCCAAATGGTATAGAAACGACAGACGTTATCAGTAGAACAATATCTACACGATACATTAAGGACGGATACCTTTGTGAAGAGGTAGTTCAAAGAGAATATCGTGGTGACGATTATCAAGACACCACAACGTCTAAAAGGATTATAAAACTTGACTGAAATAAACAAATCAATTCTTAATAAGAATAATTTTAGATTACTAATTGACAAAGTTCCAACAGTGGAATACTATGTGCAATCAGTTAATATCCCAGGCTTGTCATTTACAGAAACAATAAGTGCAGCTGGTGTAGGACTAGATGCATTTTTCCCTGGCGATAAAGTGTCATTCGAATCACTAAGTGTATCATTCTTAGTAGACGAAGACCTTGCAAACTTTAAAGAAATGTATGACTGGATGAATGCAATTGTTCCCGTATCAGACCCAAGTGCATATGAGTCTTACGTAGGGACTACAAAGACCACTACAGGACTCCTCAGTGACGTTGAGAACGATTTAAATCAGTATTCCGACATAACTATAGTGGTTAATACCAATAAAAACATACCTAATAAGTTCTTTAGGTTTCACGATGCATTCCCTATATCCCTCAGTGGTATAGAACTGCAAAGTGGTGCTGAAACAGACGCTGTTGTTGCAACAGTTGAGTTCAGATTCACATATTACGATATCGAATCAACCTCTTAAAACACCTATTAATACTACCATAAATATGGTATAATAGTATATTATGACTTTAGATGAAATTAAGAAAGAGTGGGAAAAGGATTGTGAGATAGACGATATCGAGTTAGATAAATCGTCTTTAGAAGTTCCTAAACTCCATGCAAAATATCAAGACTTATTGTCTAGTAAGATTCTTGTTATGAAACAGTATCAATTTAAATATGATACACTTCTAAA